GATAGACTAAATGTCAAGCAAAGGCAGTATAGAGCCGACAATTTGCAGTCAGTTAGACAATCAGATCGGAACTATAAAAAAATGAATCCAGTTAGAATGAAACTTCACAGAAACACATATCGGGCTAGAAAGGCTGGCGCAACTGTAGAGCCAGTGCCTAGTAGATTCTTTGAAGATATGATACGCTTCTATGGAGACAAGTGCATGGTTCCGGGGTGCAACAATAGAGACTTAA